GTTTTGTCGAAAGGTTTACCATCTTGTAATGTGTGTGTTTTATGAACGGTCACACTTTCTTTGGTCTCCCTCTTTTTTGCTTTTTGATCAAAAGGTTTACCGTCACTAAGACTAACCTCTTCTTTTACATCAAAATCAAATGACTCGTCATCATCGAGTTCAATTTCGTAAACGATTTCGTCATCACCAGTTTCATCAATTTGTTCAGCTAGTTCATCTGGCATTTCACCAGTGTCATCACCACCCAAATCTTCATCATCAAGTTTAATGATATAATCATTTCCTTCATCTGAGAATTCGACAGTATTTCCTTCTTTTTTGACAATAATACCATCTTCAGGTTTCATAGCTTTGAATACTTTCAAAACTTCTTCTTCAGATGCATCAGTCATATCAAGAACTTCATCGTCCTCTTCATCTTCAGCAGGAAGATCTAGACCTGAATCTTCTTCAGTGTCATTTTCATCGTCTACTGGAAGCGGTAAATCTTCATTACCGTTATCCACAGGTTCATTATCGGAAGTTTCTTCATCATCTGGTGTTATACCATCAACATCTTTTTCTACTTCTTCAGGATCTTTTTCATCCTCTTGTTCTTTTAGCAAATCATTTAGTTCTTGTTTCATTGTTGAAGCAAGTATACCTTTTGCGTTTGCTTTTACCGCCTCTTCAAGTGTTTGCACTTGAAGTAATGCTTGTTCTAAAATAGATTTCTGAGCCATTTTTATCTTTTATTTATTTTTATAAATATTATGATTTTATTAAAAGTTTATCTTTATGCACTTTAAATCAAAAAAAAACCATTATTTTGAAAGAAAATTATCTAATCTTCCCATTAATGATTTAATTTTATTTTCTTCTGGGGTATTTTGTGGTATGGTTTCTTCAAATTTCGCCTTATCATTTAAATCACTAAATACATAAGCGCCGGGGGTTGAAGGTGACGAAACTAAATCGAAACAAACTAATTCAAAATCATCTTGAACAACGTTTTGTCCTCTTTCACTTTTTAATGAACCAACACCACGAGAGGATATACCTAACGTCGCACCATTCATTAATAACATTGCAGCTTGATCACCTTTACAACTAATGATACCACTTTTTTTCCAGCCAGGTGATGTGTATAATTTAATTTTACCAAGTAAAGTATTACCCTCCCACCAAGTTTCGAGAATTGAATGTGAAACTCTATCTAAGTCAATAAGTGATGATGTGGGATGATTAAGTTCACTGAGAGCACCACCGTTTTTTATTACAGTTTGATATTTTTCATTTTCTCGTTTTAAAATTGCTTCGGGATATATTCTACCGTTTTTATTTGGCACACCAAATTTTTGTAACACAGCATAAAGAATGAGGTCTTGGTGGAAATCGACCTCTTTCATTTCAGAAATTATTTGCTTGTTATGTTCGTCGTTTGGAGAAATATGACCGGCGTCATATTCTATCAAATATCCAAAAACACCAATATCGTTTGGTCCTAATATCTTCATCTATAGTTTTTACTATAAATACATCAATATTTGAACTATTTTTTGTTTTTGTAAAAATTAAATAAATTTTTTATTTCTAAATCATTATTGATAATTTCTTTTATCAAATTAATCAAAAAGAATTTGATTTGTTTAGATTTTATATCAAAATGTTTTTCAGTAAAAAGTGTGATTTCAATACTTAAGAAAGATTTTTTTCCCATTTTCACACCATTTGTTCGGAGATCAATATCAACAATTGATTCCTTTTTAAAGTATTCACTTTTTAAATGATAAATGTGTAATTTAATTTTTCGTTGTGTTTTTAACAGTAGAGAATCTAAATTGATTTCATCATCATTTGGAGTGATCCAAGAATTTAGTTTTATATATATACTTTTTAAATTTTTATGATCTACTGTACCATATCCAATTTTAAAATTGCCATAATAACCCAAATTTATATATTTTCCGTTTTTCATTAAAATTTTCCATATTTTCTTTTTTATTGATGAATATTGAATAAAATATAAGGAAAATTTTTTGATATTCCAAATTGAAATAATAAAAAAAACGGACTTAAAGTCCGTTCTTTAATTGTTGAAGTTTATAATAATTATATTTAGTTGGTTTCATTTGTTTTGCTTCAGCATTTGCTTCTATTAGTTTTGTTTTTAAATTTTCATTTTTTTCATTTACGATCATATCTGTCATTTTAGAAACAACATCTTCTTGTAATGTTTTGAAATTTTCTTCCAATTCTTTTGGTGTGATATCGATAATTTGTTTTAACTGTGTTTGTTCATCTTCTGATAATGTTGAACCATATAAAACATTAAAATTATTAACTAATATACTATTAAGTAATTTTTCGTTCTCAACTATTTGTATTAAATCATTAGTTTTTTGTTCTTTCTTAGACATTAAATGATTAATTAATTCATTATTCGATTTAATTTTTTCAAAAGCATTTAATACATTATCTTCTTCAGTTATTTTATCTAAGTGTGTATAAACTTCATTTTCAGTAATTAAAATATCACCAATTTCTTCGTCCAATTTCTTACTGATTTTTTTTATTTTTGATTTGTGTTCTTTAAGAATTGGTATGATTTTATTAAGAAACAATTCAGCATCCTTTTTATCTTCAATATATTTGTCCTCAAAATCTTCATAGAACAAATAAAGAGTTCTAAAATCCTTATTTTCAGTTATCATTTTAAGAATTTTTTTCACCTCATTTTTATTACCACTAGCATATGCGTTAGTAAATTTTTGTAAAATTTTGGTTTTTAATTTTCCAAAGTCGTTCATCTCTATTGATTTAAAATATCTTTTATTTTATTTTCTATTTCATAAATATTCTTTTGCGCTTTTTCCATATCAAATAAATCATTTAACGAAGTATCTTCATTTAACATTGATAAAATTTTTTCTTTTTTTGTTTCGTTTTCTGATAACGGAGCAGCGGGTTCGTTTCCTGTTGGTGCTGGGCCCGCATTAGTTAAAGGTCCGGCCGCAGCTTCTTCAGGACTCATCATTGTACCACCACCAAATCCCGGTTTACCACCAGGCATTTGTCCTTGACCACCCATAGCAGCCTCAATTTTCTTTCTCTCTTCTTCTGGTATACCATATTTCTTGTCCACATCGTCAAATATACCAGAACGTCTAATAATTTGTGGTGTGTTTGTTAATTCCATTCCAATTGCTCTTTCCAATCTTTGTTGTTGTAAATCAAGAATTATTTCGTTGTCACTCATACCCAAAATATTTTTCTTAGCCCATGTGTGAGAAACTGGAAGAATACCCATTTGTGATTGATCAGATGTGGCATCTTTATACATTGTGATTTTTTCTTTCCAAGATTCAATTCGTAAAAGATCCGACTGTCCAGATGGATTAGTTAATGATAATGTGAAATTATTTAGTTCGTCTTCAAGACCTAATAGAAATAAATGTATTAAGGCAATTTTATTTAATTCTTGAATTAATGACATTTGAATACGATTAATCGTTCTGGCAAAACGAATATCTAATAATGCCAAGCCCTTACCATTACCAACAACATCTTCAAACCCTAGAAAAGCTTTTGGTATTCGAAGAGCAGCCAACATTTTCTTTTGGATATATTCAATGTCAGCGATTTCCGCTAAGTTTTGTGCACCGGGTAATGTTTCAATTGGACTTGCTTGTGATGGATCTCGAACTGGAATAAAATAATCTTGATCTACAGCCATTTGATTATATCTCATATCAACTTGTCCTGTTCTTTGATCAACCACTTGGTCTCTTTTAAATTTATTTGCTATTCTTTGTACATATGCTTCTATGTCCTTGTCGTCCATATTACCAACGAATATTTTGAAAACTCTTCTTTCGGGTGCTCTTGAAGTTCGATAAATTAACATAGCATCTTCAGCTAAAAGTAATTGTTTCCAAATTCTTCGGATTTTATCTAACATTGAACACCCATATGGTAATTTTCTATCATCACCAAGGATTCGAAAGTGGGCGATTTCCCACGCCTGGAACTCCATATCTTTATTTTTCCAAGTAAACCTCAATTCTCGTGTTGGAAATCTACTACCAACACGGTCACTTTGATTTGGGACTGACTGTCTTGCGCCTTCTAATCTTTCTATTTCAATATTTGGTAATTGTTGACAACCAATAACACCCTTATCCGGACTAACTTTTAGATAAACAAAGTTATCGCCATATTTACACATTCCTCTAGCCCACATTACCAAGTTGGTGTTAATGTCCAGGGCGTTATAGAAAAGGTCATCTAGTATATGTTTTATTCTTTTCGAATCAGAATGTATCGTAAGAATTTGACCCTTTTCGGATTTGGTTGTTGATTCTTCAGCATAAATATCAAGTGCGGCAGATATTTCTGGAGTGAATTCCATTGATTCATAATCATAATATGCTGATAATCTATTGGGTTCATAATATACCGACTGATTATAAAGTGACATATCAAGTTTTGACCACTTATCTGCGATATATTGTGATTGTTGGGCTTGTAGTTTTGCCTTTTCGTAATCCTCTCGACTATCAGTTTTTAATAATTCTTTTTTATCAAATTCAAATTGTGAGGGTGGATTTCTCAATTGCCCAGCAAATCCAAAGGCTTTGGTTAACCTTTGATATATTGTTAATTTCTGTTGTTTTGCCATGCATATAAATATTAACTAAATATAAATAAAAAATGTATAAATTGAAAGGTTATTTTTTCTTTGGACCAAATAACCATGAATATTCTTGATACATTTGTTTCGTATATATCATTCTATCATTTTGAAATAATGGATTTTCAATTGGTCTACCTGTATTTGCATCTATAACGCCAAAAGGATCAAAAGCTTTACCATAAGAATAAAAAGATTTTTCCGGTTCATATGTTCTTTCAGATAACATCCAAGAATCTATTATTGCTTTATTTTGTAAATCATTTCTAACTAATTGTGTAAAACAGATATCACCAACAAACATTGCCATGGCTATTGACATAATAGAATCGTCGTGAGTTCCTTTCATATGGTCTGGCTTTCCATTAATAAAAACAAATGTATTCATTTCATTAGCTAGTCTCACTGAATTGACTTTAAATCCGTTACGTATTTGTTCTTCAAACGCCGCAACTATTTGTGTTCTTTTGTTATTGAAACTTATTCCAGGTATTTTTTCCATCAATTTTGCATCATATTCCCACACATTTTGTGTATTAATACCATCAATATATAGGTTTTTGTATTGCATTTCTTGAAGTTTCCTTGCTGTGGCAATTCCCATACCGCCCGTAATATCAACAACAATATAAGCTTGATAAATTATACCCCATTTATATGCTACTGATGCAAGATCATCAGGCGGAATTTTTCCAATATATTCAAGAACTTGTTCACGTTCATCAAAGTCAATAATATTAATTGAAGAATAGTCTTCACTATCTCCCCTTGATACGTCAACTCCCATAATATAACGATGTCCTAGTATTGGTTCTTTCCATTGCCACATTTGTCCCATCATATACTTTTCTTTAGGATCACAGACATCTTCTTTTAATATTTTTTCTATTAATTCTGCTGAGACTACGTTATCACCAGAGCCAAGAAACGCGGCTTCAATTTCTTGATTGATTTTTCGTTTATCATACTTGAATTTTTTGGCCATATTTTCAAACCACGTGGAATATGGTTTATAACCATCATGTATTAGTTGTTCAAATTTATCTTTATCGGTTTCAATTAGTGTAATTTCTTCATCATTATATTCATCACGATTGAGCATATAATGAACAATATCTTTACATTTTATCCATTTTAAATCTTTAGTATAGCGCGGGTC